TTGTAGTAATCTGTATCTAATTCACAGGCAGTCAAATCAAATCCCAAGTTATGGCAAGCTATTGCTATACTGCCTGAACCTAAATGAGTATCAAGTATTTTATCCCCCTCTTTAGCGTAATTCATTAAAAGCCATTCATATAATTTAACAGGTTTTTGTGTTGGGTGTATGCGTACCTCTTTATTTTTCATATCTTGTTGCAACATTCCATTCCATACAATCTCACAAACATTTACACTTTTACTATTGCTATAATAAGCTAATTCTGCCCTACCAAAAGCAGTACCTTTTTTATCCCAACAAATTCTGCCACCACTTAAATCATAATTATTATAAAAGTTTACACCCCATATAATTTGATGTTTACTAACTCTTTTAAGTTCATCAAAGTATTTTGAGTTAGGTGCTTTATTTTCAAATAGTTTATAATCTGTTCTTTTTGTAGCTTGTTTCTTGTTGTTTATATTATCTTTTAAACCTATTGCATCATTACCTCCATAAGGAGGGTCAACTATTGCAAGGTCAAAGTAATTATCTTCATACCTCGCCATTAGTTCCATATTATCCTCACAAGTAATCATAGCGTACCTCTTAATGTGTAACTGTCTAGGTCTGCATCTTCTATGAAGAACATCTTGTATCTGTCTATTGCTTCAAGTGTTTTGCGTTCCCCCTCTAAATAGAAGTCCTCTGATACATCGTATATTGCTATGTCTAGTGTGCCTTTGTCTAAAGCTATAAACGTAAACTCTGTGTAAGGTATGTTGAATAATTGGCAGTATATATACACTTGTATATCATAACCGTATTTTTTAGCTGAATAGGGGAATGCTCGTATGTCGGTTGTGGTTTTTAAATCTACTATACCTTGCTTACCTAATACATCTGCTTTGCCTCTAAATGGCATCATATCTATATTACCAATAGCAGGTACTTCTGTTTGACAATCAGTAATAAGTTGTAAGGCTTGTTCGTTCTTAAAGAAAGCATCTATTAACCTTTCGTTTTCGCTTTGCTCTTTAGCTGTAAAACATTCTCCATACTCCTCTACTGCTTCCTTAAACTTTTTAGCGTTTCTACTTTGTACGTCTATGAATTTTATCTCGCTGTATTTTTCAGGCTCTAGTATAGCTGTATGGAATAAATGCCCTGCACGTAAAGCAGGAGATGTTTCATTCTTGCTGTACTTTGTAATGTAGTGATATTTTTTTGGGCTTGTCTGTAACAATTTAATACTACTGCTACTTAATGCGTGTTTACCTAGATGACCATAATAAAAGCTATCATCATCCATTTTAGCAAGTAACTCTTGCCTATCCCACTTTTCTCCGTTTAGTAATGTTATCATAGTGTTTTCTCTTGTAGTTTCTCGTATAGTTCTTTGTAATCGTCAGCAAGGTCTTTGTATTTATCTCGCTTCTCTCTTAATCTGTTTATGATTGCGTTAGCTTCTTTTATTTGCATCTCACAAGCTGTTGCATAAATATAGGAGTTTGTCAAATACTCCGTAACGTGTTTCAGTTCTTTATTGTCAGGGCTTTTCTCTAACCACTTCTGTATGATGTGAGAGGCTGCTGTAAAGTCTCCTTGAAATTTAAGTTTTAGTAGTTCCCTGTTCATCTTTCTCTTTTAGCTGTTCTACTACTTGTTCTAGTATCATATATATTTTAACTATATGCTGTTCTAGTTCTTGTATTCTCGATGATTGACTTGCTCGTTTCTTATTCATTCTTTTCATCTAGGTAATCGTTTGCATCTATGCATAAAGGATGGTCATCATCCATAGCAATATTAAATGTAGTTCTTAACCCTACACCTCTAAAATAGTCTATGCGTTCTTCCCAACTCATAGCAATAAAATCTTTATTATTCATATATGTTTGTTATTATAGCTTGTTTCTCTTGTAACAAATATACACTTTTTTTTCTTTTGTTATTATTCCACATTGTAGTTTTAGGACAATACAGTTCTTCAGGCTTTAAATCCTTTAGGTCATTTAGCCAAAACATATAGTTTCCTTTAGGGTCATTTACAAAGTAAAACTTCTGAATATCGCTATCCATCTTCATAAGATTGTTATACTTACCAACCTCTAGTATTTTGGTTTCATAGTACTTATCTCTAAACTTCATCTCAATAACACACTTCAATCCTTTAGGAGTAATACCTTGTGCATCGTATGGCAGCATTGTTTCCCCTGTGTGTACCAATCTCCAACCGTCTAGGTTTAAAGCAGTAACTAGGGCTTTCTCAAAACTATGTATTAAGTCCAGTTTCATATATCCTTGTTATTTGTGCTATCCATTCCTTTATGCGTTTTGGGCTGCAAGTACAAGGCTCGTGGTAAGGGTGTGCAAATAAATCAGCGTGTGTCTCACATATAAATTTATACTGCTCGTTTGTTAGTTTGTTTCCAAGTGTAGCAAGAAATACCTGCCATTGTGATACTTGGTGTTGGCTCATTTTTCCTTTTGGCATCTTATAATTCTATATCATTCCATTTCTTTCTACGGTCATCACACCCACAGTCAGGATATATCTTTTTGTAAACATATCTTATACCTGTGTACTTGGTTATGTAATATACTAAATCTCCTAATCTCATAATAACTCATTTATTGGTAGTATAATTCCTTTACTAGCCATATTGTCTCCACCTTTTTTATCCCTATCTGTGTTTATGTATTTTCTGCATTTTGCTTTTAAATCTTCTGTTTTAACAATATACAACTTATCTAAATATATGTAATATATATCAGCCTTTGTAGTAGATATACCACTTGGCTTACCGTTACAAAAATACTCTACATAGAAATTACCTGTTACTTTATATTGCGCATCGCTTTTAACTTCAACACCTATTTTTAATTCAGGAATATATATATCCCAATCTAAACAGTAACCGTCTATTATGTAGGCATTAGGGTATTTTTTCTGAATAAGCAACAAGGCTTTCTTCTCATACTCTTGACCATTCTTTAAGTCCTGTTCAAATTTAGTGGTCATATCTTATTTCTTTTTGTAGAGTTATCATCTCTCCATAATGGTTGTATGTTGGTACAATGAAACAACTTAATTACCTCATCTATTGTGTGAGCAGCATCTAATGGTATTATATGGTCAAACTGCCAATTGTTTTTCCCTGCTCCATAATTATCTAAAGTCATACCGTCTTTAAATTTACTGACTATATAATCTATAAATTCCTGCTTATCATTTACACATAAAACTTTCATTATTCTATTGTCAGTCCATTTACTTCTTCTCCAACCTTGTGTAAGGTGCGCTCTTAATATTTGCTTCTCTCTATATACAGGGTCATTATGCCATTTATGTTTTCGCTTTTTATTTTGTGCAATCATATATTTAGGATTGTTTTTTATATCCTCTCTTTTACACTTTTTACAAAATGTATAATCTTTGCTATATTCCTGCAAGGGTTTTAATGTATGGCATCTGCTACAAGTTTTCATAGCTTATCTTTTATTTTGCGTTTAACTTTCTGATAGGTATTGTAAAGGCTTCTATACTCTATGTTGGTTTCCCTAGATAGTGCAGATATATTGTTAGTGTCTTGTACAAGTTCAAATACCTTTTTGTCGTACCAATGCATCTCATTTAGTGCTTGGTTTACTTTGTCAAAGGCTTCTTCAAATATCTTTTCATCTTCTAACTCTACCTTTGTCTTTTCTTCTATTAAGTGTTTTATGTAATCGTCTGTTAGGTCTACAACTTGTGTACGCTGCTCCTTACGGCATAAATCTAAAAACATACTACGAAGCACCTTATAAATATAAAAATCGTTTATGTCGTCTTTATACGAGATATCTATACCGTTCTGTATAAGCACTAGGAGTTTAAGATACATCTCTTGTACCAAGTCCTCTGACGTGTCAGGATTACACCCCCAACTACGGCAATAACTTATCCATTTATTATGTTTGCTTGTTAGTATCTTGGTTATCAATGTGGTTGTTTAATTTTGGTTGGTTTTATAAAAGTTCTATTTGCTCACGTTTAGGATATTGTATAGGGTTCTTACCCTCTATGTTAAAGCCTACGTTATTTAATACGCTTTCTAATCTAATAGGGTCTTCCATTGGTGTAGGTCGCCCACCTGTGTCTACGTCTTTAATCTTCTTAATGTGCAAGTGTGAGTACATCCAATCAGCAGGGTGGTATATGTATCTGTGTATTACTAAAAAGTTATCACACCTATTTACAAACTTACCTCCACCTTCAACTGATGCTGCACTAGGTGGAATTGGATGTCCTTCGTAAAAGTGTCCTTTATGGTGTTTCTCTCTTAAACTTTGTGTAGCAGCGTGTGTACACACCCAAGTACTTATGTTATTCTCTTTGCAGAATATTCTTATCTCGCTTGTTGCTTGATAATCGTATTCGTGTCCTGATATACCCTTTAATACATCTTTGTCTTTGTTTAGTGAGTTGTAAGGGTCTAATAAAAACCCCTGATAATCCCAAGCCTTTTTTACGTGCTGTGCTAAATCAAGTAATGATTTGTAAGTGTATAGCTTTGAACCGTCAATAAATTTAAAGTGTTCGTTAATCCACTTTACTTGCTCCTTGTAGTGTGTCTCCTCTATTTTGTTTATCGGTTTGCCCTCTCTAAATTCTACTATTTTTCTTATAATAGAATAAGGCTCATTCTCACTACTAAACACAAGCCATTTAATGCCGTGCTTCATAGCGTATAGTGTCATTAGGTATAGGACTAGAGATGTTTTCCCTACGTTTGCGTGTCCTAGTATGATATTAAAATCTCCATACTTAAACCTAAAGTGTTCATCAAGTCTAGGAATACCTAAGCGGAGACCTGTTTTCAAAGTCCCTGCTCGGTATTCGTCTAACTTCTTTATGTGGTTGTCTAGCTGTATAAGCATTAGAAAGGCAAGTCAGCTTCTCGGTCAGGAGAATGTTGTGCTGTTGTTACTTCCTTTGACTTCTGTACTTCATAAGTGTTTAGCATTGAGTACAATCCTTTTTCACTTTTAGCTATTGTAATTGGAATAGAACCACGCTCATTGACGTTTGCTCTATTTTGGTTAATCCAATTTATCATCTCGTCTGCATTTATTTTAATGTCGCAAACTATCCATTCCTGTTTGTTGTCGAATATTCTCAATCCGTCTACCCAAGTTTTAGTCATAATATTTATTTTTATCCGTTAAACACGTAATTTTCAAACGTGCGTGCTAAGTTAATTATTTCAGTTGTATTTATTTCTTTTCCTGCATACAAGTCAGTTGCTCTATTTAAACTGCTTTGTCTTATAATGTATTTCTGTACATCATCTTTAGGATTAGAATAGTTCCCTTTAGGAGCAGGAGCGGTTGGTGCTACGCTGCTTTTCTTGCCAAGTATTTTAGCCTTGTTTTTATTTTGGTCTAAATCATACTCGACTTCATCCCCCTCACTAAATGTCAATTCTTTAGGAGAATAAACATTAGGGTTATGTCCATTAGCGAATGTTACTGTGTATTTATTCATAGTAACTCCGTCAGGTAGTCTAAAACTTTCGCCTTTAACTACTGTATTTACTTTACTCGTATATATCATTTGTCATTATTTGTTGTGTAAGTATCTCTATTTTTGCTTCAAGCATTTCTACTTTTTTTCGAAGTGCTTCGGCTTCTGCTTCTCGTAGCCGTAATAAATCCTCATTATATGTCATATGCCAAAGCTACAAAAAATATTTTAATAAAAAAGGGCTAGTAATTAAACCAACCCCTTTTCGAACAAACATATAGAGAAACTAACCTACAAGTGCAGGTTATACTTTAAACTTTTCAATCAACTCATTTAGGTCATCATTTGACAATTTAACTAAACCTCTAGCTTTTTGTTGTAACTTTTCCGCTGTACCCTCTCCGTACTCTTTGTCTAAATTAAGCCCAAAGGTGTACTGTTCTCCCTGACCAAATAAATTGCATTTAGGACATTGTACTTGTACGTTTACCTCATCCCATCTAGTTGCATAGTGTTTACGGCTCATAAAGTGACCTGCGTGTAATCTACTTACATCATCTACTTTTCCACAAGTGAAACATTCAGCTTTGCCATTGTTTGCAAATCTATTGCGGATGTATAGGCTGAACACACTATCTAGCTTTTTAACTATTTTGCTTCTGGTCATTTATCAATAGCTTGTAATAAAGACTTACCAATAGGCTCATTGATACCCTGTATTGCTTTATATATTTTTCTTGACATACGCTTTACTTCTTGCTTCTCGGTCTTTGTACTGTCGCTACCTAGATTTGTGTATAGGTTGCAATCTAATTCTAGTAGCTTGTCTATCTTTTGAATGTCTGTTATTTGTTCTGCTAATATGTTTTCTATCATATGCCAAAGATAAGCCTACTTCTAAACATCTAAAAATATAGTTTTGAACACATATATACTAACTGATATATAGTAGTTTTTATTTATAGTTATATGCTATATATAGTAGGTGTTATATAGTAGTTATATGTTATATACTTGTTATACTATATATCAATATTATATATAACTATATATATATATATATAACTATATATTATTTAGTAATTTTTTTGTATTTTTCAAAGCCTCTACTGCCAAAATATGCAACATAAACAGTAACAAGAAGTGTTTTAAGAAGTTCCACCCATTCAGTACTAACTTTAAAAGGGCTATCGCTACTATCTAAAATAACAAACAAAGTAGTCATAAATGTTAAGTAAAGTAATGTAAGCGGTCTAGTGTTTTTAGACAGCCAACTGTCAGAAGTCATATCGCTATCCCATCTTTCAGTAACCTGCTCCATTTCTAGTATATCCATTTTAAGCAGTTCTAACGCCTTTTCTTTTTCAAATGGGGATAAACTATTATCTTTAGCTATTAAGTTCTTTAAAACGCCTAAAAAGCCCTTGTCAGGCAGTGTATGGGCTAAATTCTTAAATAAACCTTTCTCACCTACAAGAAACTTACCTACTTTAGTATCTTTAAATGGCTTGCTCATAAGTTCTAAATTGTAACTGTATCAAAAACAAATATATGTTTAGTTCATTAAATGGGTAATCTGCATTTTTAGGATAGTAAGATATACCACCTATAAACGAAGTAGGGAATAAAAATATAATTGCTATACTCAATACGTCCATATTACGCCTTGTGTCTTGTCTTGGTCTATGTCAGCGTGTATAAAAGTATTTCCTACTCCTATCCTGCTAAACCCTACATCTAAAAGGCAGTTAATTAAATCAAATCTATCTGTACTCTTTTTACAAGCTATGTCTACTGCTAAACCTTTTAAATGGCTGCTTGTTTCTACACCACCTACTGCTTCATTATGTGCAGGTGTTCTAAAGCCACTTGTAATGTGTATGGGTTTGTCGAATTTATCTCTAACTTCGTCTAGCATTTCTAGTAAAGTCTTATCCATCATCTGACCACTACCCTGTACATCAGGACTATCAAACTCGCTATAATTAAAGTATCTCACTTTTTCTTTTTTAACTCGTACCACTTTTGGACAGTATAGCCAATAGTGACCAACAATAAAAGTATCTTTAGGCTATCTTCTAATATATCCATTGTACTAACTGTAATAGCTGATAAATTTAATACGTAAAGTTTAAACGAGTTTAAGTCCATA